CAGGAACCGTGCCGGACAGCTGCGACAAATGGTACATTTCCTGCGATTACGGCACGGTGAATCCCATGTCCATGGGCCTGTGGGGACGGCATCAGGGCCGGTGGTACCGGGTGAAGGAATTCTATTTCGATTCCCGGCGGGAGCGGCGGCAGATGACGGATGGTGAATACGCCGAAGAACTGCAGAAGCTGGCGGGAAACAGAGTCATCACGGCGGTGATCGTGGATCCATCGGCGGCAAGCTTTCTGGAACTGCTGCGGCGCAGGGGCTGGCGGGTGCAGAAGGCAAAAAACGACGTGCTCAGCGGCATCCGTCTGACGGCAGATCTGCTGAAGAGCGGAAAGATCGTGATCTGCGAGCCCTGCACGGACTGCCTGCGGGAGATGGAGGAATACGTCTGGGATATGACTTCGGGCAGTCAGGATCGGGTGCGCAAGGAGCACGACCATGCCATGGACGACATGCGCTATTTTGCGGCCACAGTACTGGGGGAGCGGCAGACGGCCTTTGCCGCCTGTGCGGTGGAACGGAAACGGTAAATGACGGAAAGGAGCAATCAATGAAACGGAAACGAAAGGACAGCGGCGTGGCGGCGGTCTGTCAGCTGCGGGGCGGAAATGTGCATCCCTTTGGGGCCATGCGCACCTTTACCCCTCTGGGCGGCGGTGAGGAGCGGATCTACCGGGAAATGCGGGAAGCCCTTCCTGTGCTGGACGCGGCGGTGAGTAAAATGGTGCGGCTGTGCGGCGGCTTCCAGGTGAAGTGCCGGGATCAGGAGGCCCAGAAAAGCCTGAATCAGTTCCTGCTGACAGTGCCCTGCGGCAGAGGACAGACAGGTATGGACAGCTTTCTCTGTGCGTATCTGGACAGCCTGCTGACCTACGGCAGAGCGGTTGGTGAACTGGTAGTGGCTGGGGGCAGGCTGCGGGCGGTGTGCTGGGGGGATGTGACCAAGCTGGAAGTGCAGGAAGGCGGCAATGCACTGGAGACTGTTCTCTGGGGCATGGACAGCTACGGCCACATGCGGCCTTTGCCTTATCAGCATCTGCTGCTGTTTACCACCATGCATCCGGAGCCTGCCCATCCTTACGGCGTCAGTATGTTCCGGGGCATGCCCTTCCTGGCGGACATTCTGATGAAGATCTACAACACCATCGGCTCCAACTGGGAGCGGGCAGGCAATGTGCGCTACAGCGTTATCTGCAAGGGCGGTGAAGAGCTGGATCCTGCTGCTGTGCAGGAGCGGGGCAAGCTGGTGGCGGCAGAGTGGGCCAGAGCCATGGAGGAAAGCAAAAACGGCACAGTCCGGGATTTTGTGGCTGTGGGAGATGTGCAGATCAAGGTCATCGGTGGGGAGGCTCCTATTCTGGATTCCGAGGTGCCCGTCCGGCAGATTATGGAGCAGCTGGTGGCAAAAACCGGACTGCCTCCTTTCCTGCTGGGCTTAAGCTGGAGCACCACGGAACGGATGAGTACCCAGCAGGCGGATCTGCTGACATCCGAGCTCTGGGCGCTGCGCAGAACGGTGGAGCCTGCGGTGCGGAAGATCTGCCGGACCTATCTTGCTCTGGAAGGGCTGGATGACCGGTTCGAGATCGAATGGGACGACATCAGCCTGCAGGATATTACGCAAGAAGCTCAGGCCGAGCTGTACCGGGCCCAGGCAGAGAAATACAAAGCAGAGGCCAGTCAGTGAGATTGCCACACCAGTCTGCGGACTGGTTCGCAATGACACCAATCTTTTAAGGAGGTAGTTAATTTGCAAATCAAAAAAGCAGCAGAGGCGGAAAGCCGTGGGGTTCCTACCGCGGTGCAGCTGGAGGCCATCAATGCCCAGGCAAAGGCGCAGCTGACGGCAGAGCAGGTGTATGTATTCTCCCTGCGGCTCTGCGATGATCAGCCTGACCGGGATCATGAACGGTTTGACACCGCCGCACTGCCCGGACTTGCAAAGCTGTTTATCGGCAAGACCGGCATTGTGGATCACCGCTGGAGCAGCGAAAACCAAATTGCCCGGATCTTTGAGACCCAGGTGGTGATGGAACAGGGCATCAGCTTCATCAAGGCCTGGGCCTACATCCGCCGGGGCGGTGCCAACGATGAGATCATCGCTGACATTGAGGCAGGCATCAAAAAGGAAGTCAGCGTGGGCTGCGCCATGGGCAGATGTATCTGCTCCGTCTGCGGCAGTGAGTACGGCACCTGCGGTCATCTGAAGGGCGAATACTACGATGGCCAGCACTGCTGTGCCATTTTACAGGAGCCTGTGGACGCCTATGAATTTTCCTTCGTGGCGGTGCCTGCCCAGCGGGAGGCCGGTGTGCTGAAGGGCATGAAGGGTCAGCGGAGCCTGAAGGAGCTGGCGGAGGAATTCGGTATTCAGGGAGAATACCAGGCGCTGTTCAAGGAGGCCCAGCTGGGCCGACAGTACCGCCGGGAACTGGAAAAAGACGTGGTGCGTCTGTTCCAGACCCTGGAGCTGGGCACCGACTATGCCGTGATGCGCAGCATCGTGAAGACTGCGGCAGCGGAGGACTTGCTGCAGCTGCGCGATGCACTGGAAGCAAAGACTGCGGAATTTCTGCCTGCCGTCACCCAGCTGGGGGGCGTTCAGGAACAGCAGGATGAAATCGAAAGCGGCTTTTTGATTTAGGGATATATATGATCGTTTATAGATGCAGTAAGACAGAAAGTGTAGGGGCGGCGATCCGCCGCCCGTGCAGTACAGTTTATCGTATTTGCCTGAATCCAGTGCAGAATTGTTTCATTTTTCCGCACGGGCGACCAATGGTCGCCCCTACATTCATCATCGGTAGTTTGTCGCCTATACGATCATTTACAACAGGCAATTCCGGGGATTCCCGGTTGTCATATTACTATTTTACTTAGGAGGAAAATGAACATGGGTTATGATAATCTGAGACTGGAAAAGGGTATGTACCGTCAGGCCGGCAAGAGCTTTACCCAGGTGCTGGAAGCTTTGGACCCCAGCGAAAACTACCGGGGTACCGCTCTGGAGGGAACCGATGCTTTTCAGCGTCAGCTGAAGCGCTTCGGCATCCGGGCAAAGGGTGTGGGCTCCTCTCCCGTGGAGAAGTTCTTCTCCACCGCCGACTCTGCGGTGCTGTTCCCTGAGTACATCGCACGAACCGTCCGTCAGGGCATGGAGGAAAATGACATTCTGCCCGCCATCACCGCCACCACCACCGTCATCGACTCTCTGGACTACCGCTCCATCTACTCCAATCCCACCGATGAGGACAAGGCGCTGCAGGATGTGGCCGAGGGTGCAGCTATCCCCGAGACTCAGGTGAAGACCAAGGATCATCTGGTCTCCCTGACCAAGAGAGGCCGTATGCTGGTGGCTTCCTATGAAGCACTGCGGTTCCAGAAGCTGGATCTGTTCAGCGTCATGCTGCGTCAGATCGGCGCTCACATTCAGAAACAGCAGCTGGCTGACGCTGTGAATGTGCTGATCTCCGGCGACGGCAACGACAATGCCGCCGTTCAGTACGCCGTGGGTACTACCCCCATTTCCGGCACCAAGGGCACCATTGGCTATGATCAGCTGGTGGAATTCTGGGGTCAGTTTGATCCTTACACCATGAACACCATTCTGTGCTCCACCGCCACCATGACCAAGCTGATGAAGATTCCCGAGCTGCAGAATCCTCTCACCGGTCTGAATTTCCAGGGCACCGGCAAGGCAGGCACTCCCCTGGGCGCACAGCTGCACCGGACTTCTGCCGTTGCTGACGGTGTGATCATCGGTCTGGACAACCGCTATGCGCTGGAGCTGGTTCGTGCCGGCGATGTGCTGGTGGAGTATGACAAGCTCATCGACCGCCAGCTGGAACGTGCTGCCATCACTTCCATTTCCGGCTTCGGCAAGATCTGCGACGGCGCCGCCTGTGTGCTGAACGTATGATGCTGACGGATCTGGTATTCGCTCAGGCTGCCCTGCTTGCAGGGCAGCTGGAGGAGCGGCAGGAAAAGCTGCTGAAGGTGCTGTGCCGGGCGGCGGTTTCCGGTCTGGAAGCCCGGCTGAAGATTGGGCTGACACCGGAAGACTGCAAGGCGGACTTTATTGCTGCCGCCAGCATCTATGCTCTGGCGGCCCTGAATGAAGCCGGACAGACAGGCAGCATTGCAGAATTCAAGGCTGGGGATCTGACGGTAAAACGGGGCGGCATGGATGCGGCCTCCCGCTGCCTGCAGCGGCAGGCAGACCTGATCATTCAGCCCTTTCTGCAGGACCGGTTCTCCTTTCAGGGGGTGTAGGGATGCGGAACATGGCAGCAGAGGTTCTGCGCACCTACGGTACCGACATGGTGCTGACCCATGGGGAGGAAAAGAAAACCGTCCGGGGCTTTTTCCGGGCAGTGAACTCCAAAAGCTGGCAGAGCATGGAAAGTGAGGCAACCCTCCTGGGTGAAATCACCCGGGGTCAGTACGCCTACATCGGCCCGGCAGACGGCGGCGCAAAAGAGGGAGACACCCTGACCCTGGGGGACAGAAGCTATATCTTCCGGCGGGTAGAACTTTATTATTACGGCAATCAGGCCATTTATCAGTGGGGCCTGTGCGTTGAGAAGGGTGTGAACGA